AACACACGCTGAATCGCTGCAACCGAATGCTTTACACCCGCCTCGTTCAAAACCAGCTGAACTTGTGGTGTCACGAACAGGTTTCGAGCACCACGTTTCACCACGCTTTTATCAAGATTCATCTGCTGAAGACGTTCCCTCAGGTAGTGGTATTGAATCTCGGCTTGCAGATAAAACACCTTTAACGGCCGCGGTGGCGTCATGCCCAAGAACGGTTCTCCTGCCGCCATGTGCATCAACCAGGACAAGATAAAATCACTTTTTCCGACTTTGGGCGCACCACCAAAAACCAATACGCCACCCGGTGTCAGCACCCGAGGCGCTATCAAATCCTCCGGCATCGGGGAGTCGTCGCCAAGTAATTCCCAGACACTATGAGCAGGCAACTGAGACTGACCATGCAGATCACGGCGATTGGCTTTTTGCAGGTACCCACGAACGTCCATGTGCTCGGCAACCGCGTCGGCGGCGTCCCATTTCTCCGGCTTATTGTCGGGGAGTTCGAGGATGCTCACTGACTCAGCACCAGTGGTGATCAAAGCCTGTGCCGCCTTTTCGGCATACTGAAGACCAGCCTCATCTTTGTCTGGCCAAATCAGCACCTGCTTGCCGAAAAGCGGGGACCAGTCTGTTTTGTCGACCGGTGCAGATGCACCGTTCATGGCCGTGGTGGCCACAATGCCTAGACCGTTCAGAGCGTCAGCGGCTTTTTCACCCTCCACCAACACGATCTCTTTTGCCATCCTAAGCTTTGGTTGTTGGTAGAGTGGGCGTGGCGTCGGTGCTTTCATGGACCGACTCTTCACATCCCAAGGCCGGTATTCCTTACCGGTTGGCGTGTCGTAGCGATAGACGCAAGCAATGAGTTTTCCATCACCATTATGATAATCCCACTTGCCGGAATAAGGTCCTAGGTCATCGACCGGCACTTGAGGCTTTGGTTTCAACACCGGTTTAGACGCATAACCTAGCCAGTCAGTGATGTCTTGGATCACTTCTGGAAAATGCAGTGCCGTGCTCTTGCCCAGCACAGCCGCCCAGAGTGCGAAAACGTCACCACATTCACCGGTGGCAAAGTCGATCCACATACCCGCTTTGGGGCCTTGTAGGTCCACCACGAGGCTTTTCCCAGCGTTACCCATGACATCACCAACACTAAACTGATTGCCACGGACACGGCCATTAGGCAGCAGGTAGTTCAAGAGTTCCGGTAGGCGTTTTAGGACTGCTACTTTGACCTCTTCAGTCGACTGTGTGGGAACGACAGAAACCTCATATTGATCTGCTGCATCGTTAAAATCGAACCAGACGACATTGTCGCTCATGCACGTCCTCCCCAGCAGCGGTCCTGCCATGCACAGAATTTACATTCAAAGTGACCCGCATCCTTCGCCACCCGTGGTAGCCAATCCTGTACATCGCATGCCTGAATAATCCGTACGCCCCGATCAGAAGATCGTTGTGCCAATTCACCGTTAAAAGGCACAAGTTCAAAATACAGCTCCGCCGTGTCCTTGTTGATGGCTGTGAAGACCGCTGGGTTCTGGCTAATGCCTGGCACTATCTCCTCTAAGTAGGCTTGGTAGAGTGCAATTTGGGCTGCATAGACTGGTTTCGACACCGTGAGCCTTCGCTTAACCGTGTCCTTCCATGAGCTGTTGTTAAGGGATTTACACTCCCACAGGGCTGGATAGCCCATCGAGATGGATTCAGGCCCAGCCGCCAAGATGCCATCCACGTGGCCACGAATTCGCCCGCCCATTGTTGAGAAGCCGTACTGGCTGCCGGTGGATGTTTCGGTATGAAGTTCGAACCCAGCCTGGCGTAACCACTTGATGGCCAAATCCTCAAAAACGTGACCCGCTGCAAAAATACGCAATAGCTTGCCAGAGAACTCTCGCCCAGGATCCACAGGGGTCTTTAAAAATTCGAATTGCAATGCCCGATCACAGGAAACACCCAAGCGCGAACCGCCCAGATACTGGCGCGGTACTTCCGCTTGTTGTTCAACCTGCAAGGCCTGATCAATCCGCTCGGTAATTCCCTCGCTGATATTCGATCGGCTATTAAAATCCAACATTAAAATGGCACCTCGTCCTGATAGAGTTCATGCAAACTCTTGTGATAGGCATTAAGAACCGAAGTCACCAATCCCAAGATCTCGTCCCGGGAGTAGTGTCCTAGCCCCTTATCCATCCCTACTTGCACCACGTAGTCGCCCAGTGGCCCTAAGGTAAACTCGATGGCCTGCTGTTCCATATCGTTCCATTTCATGATTTCACCTCCTTGGTGACGTTTATTAACATAAAGATCCTGACAGCCCTTGGAACAAAAACGCCGATAACTGGCACGCCGCTCCTTACTACCCCGTCGCAGCGCAGGATCAAACCAACCAAAGCCGCGAGGGAGCCGCTGACAAATTGCGCAGAGTGTTCCCACATCAGGCCACCTCGCGTCGTTTTGTTGCTGAAAAGACCCGAGACTGTATGTCCCGCTTATTGAACCGAAAGGCCAGAAGGCAGGAAGCGTGATAGCGGGTCAGTCCAAAGTCTTGCCGGTATTCAGGAGGAAGGTATTTCAACTGCGCAACGGTCGCAGTCTGTTTTAGCCAACGACGAGACTTGCGTGCCGCATCCTCGGTCTCGTGTTCATTGAGCCAATCGTTCGCCCTTGCCAAACAAATCGGTCTAGGACCAACCGCCAATAATCGCGTAGATAACGCTCGACCACCTCCCAAGGCATGCCAACCGCCACTGAAGAAAAACACCCCGGCCCAAGCTTCAAATCCCGTGGCCATTAACGCGGCGTCATCACCAAAAAGGTCACTCCATAGGAAGGATGAACGCTTGAACAGATCCACCTCGGACATGACGAAATCGTCGAGTGCCGGCTTCTCCTGTTTTTCAAGCCCCTGAGACTTTGGCTCAGCGGCCCAGGAAAACCCACATAAGGGGCACTGCCTAAGCGCCAACGGAATCCGTGCTTCGCAATCAGGGCAGGTCTTTTTAGGCGCGGTGTCATCGGCTTCCTCACCATCAAGATCCACATTTTGCTCAAGGGACCCGTGGAGTAACGTACTGGTTCCAAAGTCGAGCACGATGCAATCCGTCTTGGTGAGCCCAGGGTGCTCGTTAGGGTCAATGGTTCTAAGCCCCCTTCCTATCATCTGCAAAAGAGTGGATTGATAGGAGCTGGGGCGCAGTAACACCACACAGTCTGTTGGCGGGTGGTCCCATCCTTCGGTGAGCACCGCCACGTTAACCATCACTTGAGCACTACCTGTCTCGTAGGCGGCAAGTGCATCGTGTCGCTCTTGTTTGGATAACCCACCATGCACAACAACCGTATGCGTATCGGAATCGTTAAATGCCGTCGCCACATCTCGGGCATGGTCTACTGTGGAACAAAACACCACGGTTTTACGATCGCCGGCCTTGTCTTTCCAGTGCTTTACGACAGCCTGATTGATGGGGGTGTGGTTCATGATTGCCCCCACTTCCGCCATATCAAATTCATCAACGCTGCGCTTCACTTTGATCAACGCTTCTTGAGTACCTACATCAACCACAAAGGTGCGCGGGGGTACCAAATGCCCGGCTTGAATGAGTTCAGTTAATGAAATTTGATCGGCCACGTTATCGAACACCGGACGCAAGCCTTTCTTATCTCCTCGATTCGGCGTGGCCGTCACACCGAATATAGCGATATTAGGGTTCTGCTCTCGTACTTGATCAATGATGCGTCGGTAGCTGGGCGCCGCGGCATGATGGGCCTCGTCGATCACCAACAAATCCAACAGAGGCATCCGTTGCAAACTTGATTCACGGCACAAGGTCTGGACCATCGCGAAGGTGGTCTGGCCTGACCACGATTTACCATCGGCATCAAAAGTAGACGTCGACACGCCAGGGTTTACCCGACGAAACTTCGACTCGTTTTGGCTAGTCAGTTCATCACGATGAGCCAGCACACATGCTTTAGCATTGGAGTCAGCGAGCCATTGGCCCGTGACTCCTGAAAGCATGATCGTCTTGCCCGCACCTGTTGGAGCCACTGCAAGGGTATTGCCGTGCTCTTTAAGCGCGGCTAAGCTGCGCTCTACAAGGATTTTCTGACGGGGGCGAAGAATCATACTAGCCTCCTATTGCGCCCAGCTGGGACGTCCTGTGGGTGGGGTTGCAGCAGCTGGCTGTTGTGGTGAAGATACGGCATGAGATTGAGACGCTACCGTGCGCTGTTGAGGCGCGGCAGACAGTGGCCCCATTACGGCTGCGTACTCATTTGAGTCAGGCGTAATCACCGTCTTGATAGTGTTTCGGTCATCCCCTCGGTTGTCTTTCTCCACATCCACCTTAACGACAAATTCGATACCATCTAGGTCACTGAATCCTGTAATGCATCGCGCTTGCATGGCTTGAGCGCCGTTGTCATTTGGATGAAGACCAAAAGCCGAGTTCAGTGCCCCTTTGATGAAAGTGCGACCCATGTTGGTCCACTCAGGGCCCTTTGGACTTTTGAGGCCAATCAGACTCCAGAGTTTGCGGCGAGCAAAGGGCCCTTCCAACACAACGAATTCACAATTAAGGTAAACGGAGCCAGTTTCTTGGTTCTGGGTGGCATAACCACCGTTCCAACCTTGGGAAAAGTCATCGTACCCACCTGGTTTAATGGTCATGCGCACCTTCACCACACTACCTTTCGGGATGAGGTCAAAGCTGTTCTGGTCGTCGGCGTCGTTAAAATCGTTCCATAATGCAGTCATGGTTAAACTCCTTGGTCTACTGTTTCTGTTTCGGGTGGGGTTTGAATGGGACGGCTGAATTGAAGTCGCTCAGCAGCTGACTTGACTGGTCGATGGATTTTTTCCATGAGCCTGCCAAGGTGAGGTTCTTCAATTTGTTCCAAGCGTCCGCTACGGTCTTTCGCTGGGTAGCCGTAAGGGTTCAATGTGTGATTGATAAAAGCGCGATAGCTGTTACCGTCTTCGTCACGGACCTCGGCCATAGTGATCACCTGGTCAACGATACCGGGGAGCTCTAACCCAGTTTTGGAGCCTTCAATCTGAGGTGTAAACTGTTTACGATTAAACTCGTCAACCCGCTCATCAAGAATGCCTAAAAACCAAATGTTCATGTTGCGGGTATGCTGCAGGTGAGTGAGCCAAGCGATCATCTCTTGACCTTGTAACCCGTAGGCGCCCCGCATATCCGGCTTACCTGAACGGTCACTCATCGCCTGAGGCTGTCCCTTGCACCACTGGAAACACAGACGTCCGGCCACGGTAATCGAGTCGATAAAGATGGTCTGGTATTTTTCCAACACTGAGGCATCACCGAAACGTTCACAGACCGCATCAAAATGCGCCTGGCTATAGGGTTGATCTTCACGCAAGGCTGGATTGGGGCCGCCGATAAAGACCGCAAAATCACGGCACTCCTGCCAAGTCTGAGGGCGAACGCTGTCACCAGCCCACCCTTCGATGGCTAGATCCCCAGCCTCAAGGTCGAAGAACAATGTGGACTCTGCTGCCATCGTCCAGAGTAGGCTGGTTTTGCCAATACCGCTGGCACCAAAAATGACACCTTTGATGCCGCGCTTTTCGGCCAGGCGTTGATCGGCGCTAATGATGGGTAAACTCATAACTCACCCCCATCGATCGGCGTAAGCTTGAATGTTTGCTTGCCGGTTTTAAGGGTTCGAGCCGGCGTAAACGCATCCCGAATGGAATCGGG